CGGCATAAACTCTAGCATTACAGTCACTTTTTGATAGAAGGACGGGAACAGGTAGAGGAGGTGGTGGGGTAGGATAGGGTATAAAAGTCGACTTCAGCCGCCTATACCCTACTCAAGCCCTAGCTTTGGGCTGATTTGGGGCTTATTAGACCCTTGCTCGGTACTGTTTTTGCCTTTTAGCAGTCCATCAAGCCCCTGGCGTTTCAATAATAGATCTGCAACAAACCCCATGATCGGGCTTTCCCTGGTTATCGCTTTGATTGTACTTTGCCCTGTGGCTTCATCAATTTTTTTACTAGCAGCTCCTAGCGATCCATAAAACGAAGCCTGGAACGCTTCAAGTTTTTCATGCATACGATCTTCAATCTCATTTACAACTGGATCTAAAATTAATAATAAATCTTCATCGCTTTCGGTAGACTTTGCCCATTCAACCCATTTATCTTTTGATAATTTGGCGATGTAATGGCTTATTCCAAAATAGAATAATGACCAGGCAATAAAATATGCTAATAATTCAAAAACTGAAATTACCATTAATCAAACCTTGGTACACAAACATAGCGATCTGGATTTTCTAAGAATACTATTTTTTCACCTGGTGCACATGTTGCATCCGAGGGCCTTGCTCCAACATCAGCAGTGGGAGGAGTAGGGCCATTTGTTTTAGGTGAAACAGGGAACCCTACAGCCTCCGCTAGTTTTGCCAGGACTAACAAAGCTCCTAAGTTCATGTAGGAACCTTATTCCAGGTTGATGATTCAACGAAACCAGGACGAGAGCACCCAGCCCTTTTCATATCAAATAATTTTGCTATCCAGGCAAAGGTTCCTTGTACTTTTTTTAGTCCCGAACTGTCATCTAATTTTCTCTTGATCTCTAACAAGTCAAATTCAAAGCGTTCACAATCTGTACCTGTTGGTGTGGCTTCTACTGGTGTGAAAGGTTCTGGAACGCCTCCCAAAATATCACCACCAATATCAAAACCAGCACCAACCAGTTCACCAAAAAAACCTTTTGGAAACGCTAGAATTGTCTCGGCCATTTCTGCACCAAATGCATCAGAAGTTTGAGAAGGATTCTTTACTGCTTGACTGATTGTTGCTAGAATTCCGGCTATTTGTGGCATAGAGCTCATTAAATTTCTTACAACCAGGGGAAGTAAAGCCAAGAAAATTATTAATGATCCACCTGTACTGGAAGCAACTTTAGTAACATCTCCCAAAATATCCCTGGTTGATTTATCCAGGTCTTTTGCTTGTGCAGATGTAACCTTCATGGGTTTACCTGTAACAGTGTTGATCATCCAGGCCATGTTATCGCCTCTTTTTTCGCCCTGCTGGGGTTTTCCTGAACGCTACACCTAGTTTCTTTAGATTGGGTGAACCTGATCTTAACTTAAACCGTGGCTTCTTACTGTTAGCTTTTACAAACTTATTCCAGGCTGATAGTTTACGTTTGGGTTTACGCCTGGTTGTTGCTGTTGCTGTTACTATTGGTGCAAACAATCCATCTCTGGGTGATCCACACTCCGGACAATACTTCATTCATATACCCTTCCAACAAGTGAGACGATCTGAGCGCGGGTACTGCTACTGGTTACGTTTTGTGCTGTCAGTTTCACCTTAGATTCAGAGGCAATGAGAATATGCAATATACTATCAGGAAATATATGGCTTAGGTTGTTTGCATCGCTTTGGAAAGCCTGGATTACCTCATCATTAATATAAACTTTATATTGAATATTATCACTGTCAGGCTCTATATAGTTAAATTGAATTTTGCATATTATGTATGATGTACTTGCTGTTGAAAATTCTAATAAAGAAGTTTCAATATTATTAACATTAGTTATGCCACTAAAAGCATAGATGTGATTCCCGATATAATTGACATTACTACTGGTACCACTTGGGTTGCTACCTGCTACGTTTCCAGCCCCGCCTCCACCTACTAGAGCCATTGGGCTCCTAAGCGAATTGTCCAGTAACTACACAATCTATGGTTGCGGCTGAAGTGGTTGCAATTTCGTAGGAAACAGAATTACCAGGCTGCACTTTCAGATCTGTATCAATGCTAACGTACATCATGGTTGATCCAACCGATGAAGGCATAGCGGATAATCCACCACAATTAAAAACAGCATCTCCATCTTTCATGGCATTTCCGGTTATTTTCACTAAACCACAAAATTCTTCTACTGCATCAACAGAGAAAGAAACTGTGATATTTTTTATCGAACTTACATTTGTTGGAACTGTAAAACTGCTTGATACAGTCGCTGCTCCAAGTGCACTAAGCGCTTGAAAAACTCCTAGTGTGGTCGTGCTTTGTGTTACGCTTCGTGTTATTGCTAGAGACATATTTTACTCCATCAAGCTCGTGCCACGATCGGGCCAATACGGGCTAGGATCTTAGATCCACCAAATCCCCGTACTATCTGTTTAGCGATAAACGCTGTGCCAAGAGTCTTGATCATAAGATTTTTATTGGATTGAATAGAACTATTAAGACCTGATAATCCGCCCTGGATATCTCCGTCTAACATAGTTTTGATATGTGTACCTGCGTCACTTTGTGATAAAAGAGCAAGCCCAGCGCCTGTCTCGATCAAGGGAATACTGAAAGTCTTACGACCTCTGCTTCTACGCTGTCTTCTACGTCTAGCTACCATATACTCACATATGAGTAGGTCTTATTAAATGAGTAGGTAAACAATTATGAGTATAGCCTAGTTGCTTTATATTTCATATTCTTTAGTATACCAGGTGAAACAGAAATGACTAAAGACAAATTTGGTTTCGGTCTACGTCCTACAATGGACGAAGTACCACCTGGACAGCATGCCATATTCCGGTTTACGGGACCAGGCAAGATCATAGACACAGAGAAGTATGGAGAAAAGTATTCTTTTCCTATTGAAATCTCCTATCATCCCTCCTATGATTCTCTCCCTCCCCTATCCGATAACGTAGTGGATAGGGAAAAGAAGGAAGCACAATTAGAAGGGCAAACAGTACGTTGTAATTGGGAAACAAAATGCCAATCAGCCAAGCAATTATACTATGCTCTTTTCAGTGCAGATGAACCTAACATAGTAGACATGACCAGGGATGATAAGTTCTCACTCAAGTTAGAGAAACATTATGAAAAGGATCTCTGGAGATTAACCAGGTTCGATACTGGTGCATACTGGTTAGAGGTAGAATGACTCTAAAAGCTGACGGAGAGTACCTAATACCTAAATGTTCAAAGCATAAAAGATATATGAAAATATGCCAGAGTACATCTAAAAGATACCCACGAACATTTGGTTTTTATTGTGATGAATGTGGAGATGACTTAGTAAATAGTTTTGGAGAGAGATATGAAACGAAATTGTAATATTTGCTTGGAGAGTGTAAATCATAAACGTACTGATAAATGGGATAAAAACAGTGGATGGACCGTTACGATCTGTTATGATTGTCAAAAAGTAATTCAAATTATTAATCAAAACCGGCATAAACTCTAGCATTACAGTCACTTTTTGATAGAAGGACGGGAACAGGTAGAGGAGGTGGTGGGGTAGGATAGGGTATAAAAGTCGACTTCAGCCGCCTATACCCTACTCAAGCCCTAGC